AGCAGGGTCGATGGCTGACTCGGAATCAAAATATACTACGAGCTTATCCATTTTTTGGGCGTTGGCTGCGATTTGTGCGGCCATATAAGATTTGCCTGTGGAGGTTAGTCCGGCGATCTCTGTGACCTTTCCGACAGGGATCCCTCCCATCTGACCTTTGCATATAATACTGTCAAGCCAGCGCGATCCTGTGGGGATCCATTCTTTGACTTCGGTGGGATTCTCGCCCGTTAAATCGTGCGCAACATTACGTCCCGCTTTTTTATTTACCAAGGTCATGAGATCTTGCATAGATACACGACCAGCCTTGGTTTGTTTTGCCTTTCTTGGCATACTGCCCTCCTGTTTTAATTTAAAGCTTTATAACTTTACCAGTATCAGACGGAATCGTCAACTGTTTTGGAAAAATAATCTTAGAAAAACCAAACTTCAATCGACAAGTATTTTTCAAGATATCATTCCACTTTTTTACCTCTTCAACAAAACTATTTCTGTCTTGTTCTAACAAGGTCAAACTCTCTTTAACATTATATATGTCACAATAAACAACTATCTCGTAAGAGGAGTCGCCTACGAGAGTTCCATCGTGGTGACTTTCAATTAAAGAAGTAATAATATTTGCTCTAAAGTTATTGCCGTTAGTGGATGTAAAAGCAAGATATGTTTTCTTATCCTCGTCAAAATGCTCTAAAAATTTCTTTCTTTTTTGCTTATTTTTTCGGCCCATAGTAACGCCAGGATCATATCCATTTTTAACCAAATCATTAGTCTTATCAGCAAATGTAACTGGTTTGACTTTTGAGTTTGCATCTGTTCCACTCCTTATCCATTGGTTACGAATCTTTGTTCTGGTTGCCTTATAGAGAAATTGCTTGGGATGAATATCGTTCATAATATCATCGAATTCTTCTCTTGTTGGAAACTCGCCGGATGGAACCAAGCCTCCAAAAGTTGGGTCCGCCTTTCTTAGGCCGGCTAGCTGGATAAAAATATCAGTGAGCTTGTAGAAGTTTCCTGCGGGTGGGGGGTTACATTGAATACGACCCTTTACCTTAGCATAACTATTCGACACTGGCTTGCCATACGTGCCATCCTTTAGAGCTTCATAAAATTCATTACTAACCACAAATGCAAAAAAGCTTTCATCACGTCGCTGGTGCAGCAAATAAAAACTTCGGTGATGGCCTGTCTCCATGTTCCAAATATTCTGGGTGCCGCGGCTAACAAATGGAAGATATTCGAGTCCATTTTTCTCAATTAATGGGCCTAGTTCTTCTCTACAATATTTTTCATCAGATACCTTAAGTCGTATTTGCGCCTCGCTAATGTCATCCTGTGATAACCCAATCATGCCAGTTATAAATCTTCGGTAGATTTTATCTCCGATTGGGACGAACAACAGTTTTGCGTGACATTTCTCATCCACTCTCGGATCTTTATGGCCTAGGAACATTGCTTTGCGAACGATTGCGTCTTCATTACTAATCAAACCAGCAACATCATCATTTTTCTTTAAAGGTATAACATTAGTACCCATTTTAACTCCGTAAATATATAAAATTTAAAGTGGCAGACATTTCCCGGTCTGCCAGCGGGGCGAGCCTAGCCTGCTACCAACTCATTAAAGGCACGATCAACATCAGTAGTCGCGTCTGTGTTATACTTGGTAGTCTCGCGTGAACGCGACTCGGCGGATCCGTCTCCGGCGAGTTGCTCATCGAGAATAGCGTCTACCTGCTCGGGGCTAAGACGGTCAAAAAGTCCGTCAAAGTCGGGCATGCCATCAAGGAGGGCGGGGATGGCCTCGGTATCCTCAAGCAAAGTTGAGGTATTACGACGCATTTTCAGGCTCGTCTGGGGGTATGCACCGGGCTTGGTGGGCTTGGTGTAAGTGAGTGTGATGTCAGTACCCTCTGTAATATCTGTGACATCACCGTATTCGGGATCTAGAATGTACCCGAGTAGAAGTTCGTATGCGGTCTTACCATAGCCGTATACCTTAATTCCCTCGTCTTCTCGACCACGAACCACAACAGGGGAGAAGTAGCGAGTACGCACAAAGAGTGACTTTGCAAGCTTCTTACTTTCCTCGTCGTTGTTGTCGCTTCCTTCGCGCCAAAGCTGGGAAGCGAATTCGCAAATAGGACATGCCTCACTAAAATTACGCTTGGGGCACAGAATTCCTCCTCTGTGGTCTCCTACGTTATAATGAAAGAACATTTCCTTCAGTGGATCTCCGTCGTTAGTTGGAATGATCCGAATGTCGGTGTCTCCCTCGTCTGGTTTGAACCAAACAGAGTTAGAATCACCCTTGTTTTCACCGCGCAAAGTTGCGAGCTTGCGGCGCATAAGCTCCATATCGATTGACATTATTCAATTTCTCCTTTTGTGAATAAAGTATATCACTCTTGCTCAAGATTGTCAAGAGTTTTTTGTTGTTGTATCACATTTGTGTGGGCAGTGACGAACCCAAAATCTTCATGGTCAGTTTCATAAATAGCATAAGAAAGCTTTCGGAAAGCATTCTTTGGTTTTTCTTTTAATATGTCGACCAATTTCTTGTGTAGCCCTCCTTCGGAGGCCAATCTTTCTTTGTTTATACATATATAATAACACAGTTCGCGAGGGGTGTCAAGCATAAAAAGCCATTTTTCTTCAAGATTTTCCATATCGAGCATTCCTATGGTTCGAATACGATTTATTTCTGATGGCTTAGAGACTTGTCCGATTTCTGGTTCCGAAAACTCAAAGTAATTTAAATAATGAATTGTCGAAAAAATAGAGCTATTTAGTGTTTCATAATATGTCTTAATCGGAACCTCGCCAAGCGTCTTTTCAAGATTGAGATTCGAAATTAAAGTAATAGAGCGAAAAAGGCCCGATCTAGCATATTCCTGGAGGATGCCAAACGCAACCTTTTCTATTGTTCTCGGCAAGCCGGTCAACAACTCTATATCGGGCCTTATATAGAAGAGATCTATTTCCTTATCTCTAATCTGTTCCAAGATCCCCAGCACATAATTAGAACTCATAGATGAGCCCATGACAAATACCTGTGTCCTCTCCCTGATCCCTTTAAAAAACTTACCAAGGTTTGGAATGTTAGTTTCATATTCTTCTGGCGCATTAAAGGTTTCTAACTTGTGTTTGCGCGTGCCTCTGGCGACTTTATCGTTTAATAGATACACCTCGTAATTATCTATTTCAGAAAACTTTTCTGCGATTGCTGATGCTGCATTTCCAATGCCGACTACTGAAATCATAGGTTTAATTCTTTTAGTTCAAAATAATTCTTGCCGCAGGTTAGATTAACCAAAAATTTATCAAGTTTATTGTTTGAAAATATCTCTCTTATCTCTGGCACAAGGCACCTTTCATCGTCTGCCAGATCGACCACAATTTCATCATGGACGATGTGCGAAATAAACGACTTTTTGCCCTCAAAGTATTTATCAAGAGTCACTGCACGATCTAGTACAAGATCCGCGGCCGTACTCTGTATTAAATAGTTCAATGCCTTCCTTTCATTAACTGATATTTTGCGGTTGAATACTGTTTTAATATAGCCGTTATCGTACCATTTGTCAAGTACTTTTTTGCGGTGATAATGATTAAATTCATCGTCATTGGCATCGGGATTATAAAGCCAAGCGAAGAACTTTGTTTTTGCGTCTTCTCTGCTGATCTCGCCTTCAATGAGATTCTTGATGTGCCATTCGTGTACATCTTCTTGTGGTTGCTGTTCGCCAGCTAGCGCGATGAATGTTCGTACCTCCGCAGCGTTGTAATCTAATGACAATAGCCAGTCGTTGTGGGGCTTCAGAAGCCTCCGAAAATCTTTTTGGACCGTCAGTATAGGGAAGCTTTCTGAATGCGTTGTGAGCCTTCCTGTGACCGTTCCAAACAAGTTGTAGTCTATATATTGGGGGCCGTTTAAGAGCGCCTTGGTTCTAACGGAGTTTCTAGACGAGAGGTGAAGTTTCCTGCAATCTTCATTGTTTAAATTTAAGTTTTGATACCTTATCTTGTATAAAAGCTTTTGGACATTGTTTAGGTGCTCATAGCACTCTGGCTTCTCGTAGTTCTCGAAGACGTGTTCTGTTATCTTGTTTTTGATCTCGCAGAATTCCTTAAGGAAATCCTCGGGCACGAGATCGAAAATACAGTGATCACGCATATCAACTTTTGCTATGCGGAAAGACTGAATGTATGCTCGAAGGCGCTTTTGTGTGGCTTTCAGACGAACAGATAGCTCTGTTGGGCACACTTGGTTGAGCGCTAACCCTCTGCAACATAGCCATGCATATTCAATATCAACATCAGTTAATGAGCCAGAATATTTCCAAGTCTTCGTTAGATCCTGGGGGAAATTATCGTATGATAACTTTCCATCTGCATATATGCCGATACATTCGGCCTTGTCATCAATCGTTTGGAAGATCATCTTTTATCGCTTGCATCTGTTTATTAATATAACTCGCAGAGCCGCGATAGTCAAATGTTTTATTTAAAATTCTTTCAAATATTATCAAAGATTTTCGGATACCAGCATACCCAACAGCATGAACGCAGTCGTTGATTAGCTTATCCTGCTCATTTGTTGAAAATTGCGATTCTTCTTCTAAAAATCTAATTTTGCAATAAAGGCGCAAAAAATAAATTTCATCAAATTCTTTTTCGAATTCTTCTGTCGTATAAGAGAGCGGGTTTACGCTTTTTTTAATTGTCGAGCCATTACATTGTTCATAAATATAAAATTCTGGGTGTTTTACCATATTATATAATCTAAGGAGGCTGGCGCCAAAGTTCTCAAAATATTGATTATGCGCATGTATGTAATTATTCTTTATTACCGAGTTCGTAGTGGGAGAAAAGTATTTTGCGGATCGCTTTAGCATTCCAGGAGCATCAATATCACAAACAATGCGCCATGGTACAAATTCATCGATCATAAATCCATAACTATTGCAGGCATTCACATAGAACCCCCAATTTTTACTCTCTATAAATTTAGTTATTTTTTCATCGTCATTAATAGGATCCAGATCGGCTATTTCTATTGCAAGACCACTACACAAAATAGGGCATCGTCGACTCTTGATATATGCTGGCTTAGTGAAGGGTACCGTTTTAATAATTTTTTCAAGATAAGGCATCAAATATACTAAAAAGTCCTTGAAATCTCTAACTTTAATGCCGTCTTTATCGAAAAGACCTTTTAATGTCTCCAAATAAGTATCCAAATAATCAATATATAATGACTTATGATCAACATGTGCCTTATAAACATTCAAATTACTTAAAAACGGATCATCTGCGCTAATAAGGCCTTTGTTTACACATTTTTGAAATTCACGAGACATGTCTTCAAATGCGTCTACAACAAAAGATAAAGCTAGATTGAGTGCCGCTAGTTTGTCTAAAGCTTTTAAATCCTGCGAATAGCGGAGCCTTTAATGGTTCTCGCATTTCAATGGGAACAAAAAATCTATCTACTCTTCCGAAAAGAAACTTTTCACCTAAATTAAAATCAACTAGACTTCCGGGAGTCATAGCCTTTAAGCGAAGCCTGTACATTAATCGCTTTAAGAATAATATTCTCGTTTTTTCTTGATTTGTGTTAGTATAATTTGTTGACATAATCTATACCCTGTGTGTCGAAGCGGGATAAACTGGGGAGGTGTTCCCTCCTGGTGCTGTCTTCGTGCCTTTTGCCTTCCATGCAACGTCTCTGCGAAATACAGAGTTTAACTTCTCGCCGTCGCCTAGCCCAGACATAATATGGTTTTCTATGACAAAGTTGTGTTCGCTTCCGTGGATAGTGTGTCCGTCAACCTCTAGGTTGT